CATGCCTATTTTAGGGATAAAGCACTTCCCAGCGGAAACGTTATTGTTTTTGCTGGAGAACTGGATCCGGGAAAAGGTTATGATTTTTCGCAATTTTCCATCGATCAAATGGAGGAAGCAATTCATATTGTTTATGAAAATCCTCTTATTCAGGATTCTGTATCAGGTGCATTGTTTTCACATTTTCTTATAAGTTCAATTGCGAATGTTCTTTCTCAAGAATTTCTTAAAATGCCAATTGCAGTAAACATGGATAATATGATTGTTACGAAAGAATTCCAAAGAAAAAGCATTATACAGAATCAAGGAATATTGAATATTGCCAAATACAGAATAATCAATTCGTGCAGCATCGGTCATATTGCCATATGCAATAAAGCTGGTGATAATGCACCCATATACACATATGAAATGGGATTGAATGAAGAACAGGTTAATAAGTTTTCTCAAACCATAGTGGATATGTTTTATAAAGTTTCTGATGCAATTTTCCTAAGATCTACGGCATGTTAAATTTTTTTCAGTATATAAACAATCTTCTTTTCAGTAAAAAGCCAAAGCTGGCAGGATCAGAAAGTTGTAGTGAAAATATAAGCGGATTCATGCTTAATCGCTGGATTAGTTTTTATGATAAACAAACCTGTTCAAATGTTAATAATTTTTGCAATAAACCACATTTGACAGAAGATCCTGATTTATTGTCAAAATTTCTATTTGTTTTTATTCCACAGAAAAGTTATAAAAAAATAAATTATATTAATAAAAATAAGAACAAAAAAGAAGAAGATCCTACTGATATTATTTGTAAAATAATGCAGGTAGGTAAACGTGATGCCGAAATGATTGTTAAAACAACAGATGAAAAAGATTTAAAAAACTTCTTGAAAATTTACGAAACGCTATAATTACCTATGTGAATATAGACCATGTACCCGTAACAAAAAGTATCATTGACCTTAGTGGATTCAGCGGAAATTCTTTTGACAGTGTGTTCTTAGGATATGATCTGGATCAAATTCTGGATGACGTAATCCTTGCTGAATTTGTAGATACCACAACAGACAAGGATGAAATTGTAAGAAATGGTATTATTGTAAAAACAAATGCTATGACAAATGCTTGGCGTTTGGCAAAAGTCATTCTTATGGGTCCAAATTGTAAGCTTGTTAAAAAAGGAGACATTATTATGTTTCCAAACAATATGGGTGTTTTGATTGGAAAAATTGAAGTGACCAACCACGGATTGGTTAAAAACGGAATTTTTATCAACGAACAAAGAATATTCGGTGTTTGCCGTCCTAGAAAAAATGAAAACAAGCCTGCAAGCTCTAAAAACAATTCTAGAAACAAACGTCGCTGAAATTCGTTTTGCCCGACGAAGACCAAAAGCAGGTCATCCAGCACAGCGCCATATGATTTGCAGCAACGATAAACGTTTTCTTAGCACTGCTGCTGGTCGAATCACTTTAAATTTTCGTCCGGTAACAAACACAAAACCAGTTCCTTATTTCAACCGAAATGCAAAAAACGTTTTGAATGTTTGGGATATCATCATGCAAGATTATCGTAACATAAGTATGGACAATTGCGATTTGGTGCAAATCATTCCTTCCGATAAGTTCTGGGATTTCTTTGAAAAAAATCTTGCCATTCTTTCACCTGGCGAAAAAATGAGGTACATGGACAGTTGAAACTTCCTGAAGACATTGAAAAAAACATTTTGAACTATCTTCAAAAGAAGGTGGTTTTTGTAAATGAAAACAAACAATACAAAGAAGGTGTTCTTCTTCTTTTTTCAGTAAAGGATTTTTATTTGAATTTCACAATCAGTTGTGATCGAAAAGAAAGAAAAATTTTAGAGATTCCTTTTCCTTTTGATTGCAGATTTCGTAAAAATCACATCGAGTTTGATTATCATATATCCAATCTATCCAAAGGAATGCACAACATATCTTCCAGCTTGAAAGTAATGCCCATACCCAGAAAGAAAAAGTTTTATAATACAAATATGGTTCTAAGTGCTTTGTCCTGAAGTAAATACTTTAGGACAAAGTTATGCTGCAACAATCGTATCATTTTGAAATAAAGGATCTTATAGCATCTTTCATAGATGCTTTTGACGGAACAGTTATACGTCGATTCAACAAAAATAGAGATGCTGAAAGCCAAATAAAGGTTCGCTACCTTTACGCACCAAAACAACGTGTTCTTTTTGATATTGTAACCCCCGGCCAAAATCTTACTCTTCCTGTTGTTGCCGTAACCATTACAGGATTAACTCGTGATGAAAATAGGGTTTTTAACAAAATTGCTGGATTTTATGTTAATCAGGCAACCCGGATAGAAGATTCTTCTGCCCAGACATCATATTTCCGAACACCTACTCCGGTGGATATAGGAATCAGCATGAGCATATTGACCCGTTATCAAACTGACATGGATCAGATTTTGAGCAATTTTATTCCTTTCAATAATCCTTATATTATCATTTCCTGGCAAATTCCAACAGCATATAAACTGGCAGTTCCTCAAGAAATAAGAAGTGAAGTGCTTTGGAATGGAACGGTTAATCTGAATTATCCAGTGGATCAAGATCCGAATAATAAATCTCTTATTGTGGCAGACACCAGTTTCATAATCAAAGGTTGGATATTCCCTGCAGAAAGCCCAGATGTTAAAAATATATTTTATATTAATACAGATCTTAATGCAACTGGTCCGGGTGTTTCGTTGAGTTATGACAACTATGCGGATCTTCAAGCTCAATCATATACAAGCAATTCACCCAACAGTGCATTTCAAAATACAGATACAGTTTCCATCAGTGCAAATCCTCAATTTGTTGGTCCGTCTGAATTGCAGGTGGAGGTATAATTATGGGAGACAGATACTTAAAGTTAGGAGATGGTAGTTTTACTCCTCGTGCTAAAATTGCACCAACAGTGACAATAACACCTGGATTCACTGGACTTAAACTTCGTTTTCAAGGAAATCAATTTACATATAAAATTCAAGGATTATATCTTTCAGCAAATACAGATAATGCAATGCTTTCTTGTTTTGATTTTTATTCACACATTAAAAGCATAAGCAGCAAGTTTCATCCATTTTCAGGTTATCCTATAGAAGATTATACTGTTATTGACAATAATACACTCAGTATACAATTTCCTAAAATTAATCTAAGTGCTTGTAATATTGATTTTATTTTCGCAAATCCTGCTGGTTATGCCAAAGCTTCACAATCAAGCAGATTTACATATATTAAAATATTGAGCAGTTAATTATTTTTAAAATAATAATGCACATTGAAAATTTGTTGTATTTTATAAATAAATAGTATGGCTCAAGCTGATTATTCCTCTACAAATGATCGAGGATCTAATACTTTCGGAAGAAGTTTACAAAAGTTTATTAGTGAACGTCTTCCATACAACAACTATGCTGTTGTTGATGTTCTATCCCAGCTAAATCCAAAATTCACACTTTTCCAGGATACAGGAAGTCGTAGAACTGAAGCGATTGCAAAACATAGTATAAGCAGCAGCACAGGAATCAATGAAACCAATATAGGTGCGATTGCCAGTGACAATAGCGTTACCAATTATCTTTATGCAAACATACAAGCTGATAAAGCTGCTCGTATTCGAGATTATCGGACCATGGCTGCTTTTGCAGAAGTAGCAGATGCTTTGGATGAAATATGTGATGAAGTTGTTAATGTGGACGAAGAAGGTAAAATTGTAAAAATTCGTTTTCATGATGATGATTTGTCAGACATTCAAAAAGAAGAATTACAAAAAGAGTTTCATCGTTACATTAATCTTTTTGAATTAGAAAATCGTGGTTGGGAATATTTCAGGCATATGCTTGTGGATGCTGAAATTTATTTCGAGCATATCATTCATAGAGATTATCCACAGGAAGGTATTTTAGGAGTTGTTAGCATTCCTCCAGAATTGATTGATCCTGTTTTTGGAAATGTTCAGAATTTGATGGTCAAAGGTTTTGTTTTGAGAAAGCCACTTTTTGACAAAACCAATCCAACAAAGGTTGTGGATTATCAAATCGTTCCAATGGATAAAAATCAGGTCACTTATATTAACAGCGGAATATGGAATGAAAATAAAACAGTTCGTCTTCCTTTTCTTGAAAATGCCCGCCGTGCCTATCGTCAACTTTCTCTTATTGAAGATAGTATTGTAATTTATCGTCTTGTTCGTGCCCCAGAAAAATTGGTTTTCAAAGTAGACGTGGGAAATATGAGTCCGGCCAAAGCCGAGGGTTATATGCGTCGTCTCATGAGCCAATATTGGAGTCGTAAAACATTTGATAATAATCAGGATGCGACTGTTCAAAAGTTCAACCCACAAAGCATGTTGGACAGTTTTTGGTTTGCTAAACGTACAGGTCAGGATGGAACCACTGTGGAACAACTTCAAGGAGGTGCAAATCTTGGAGAATTGACAGATTTGATGTATTTCATGAAGAAGTTGTATCGCAGTTTAAAAGTACCTTCTTCTCGTCTTAATCCTGAAGACACATATAAAGATGGAACAGAAATTCTTCGGGAAGAATTAAAGTTTTCAAAATTTATTATTCGGCAACAACAAAGATTTGCTGAAGGTCTTAAGAATGGATTTATAACAAATCTCAAACTTAAGAAAATGTGGTCTGAATATGGATTAAAAGAAAATCATTTTGATTTGGCATTTAATGTACCCAGCAATTTCTATGAAATGCGTGAATTGCAAAAAATGCAGATGCGCACAGAAGGATTCAACAACATTACTAATAATGAAAGCATCAGCAAGATTTATATGCAAAAGAAGATTCTGGGATGGACAGATCGTATGGTATTGGCAAACCGTGAATTCCTTCGTAAAGATGCTGAAATGAAATGGGAATTGGATCAGATTTCAGGGGCTGGTCCGGATTGGCGCAAGCAATTTGAAGGTGGAGAGAAAACTCCAAAAGCTGGTGGGGGTGGAGAAACTCCTCCTGAATTCGGACCTTCTCCGGCTGGAGGAACAACTGCACCTACTGGTGGAGCTGCAGCTGAAGAAACTCCAGAAACACCTGAAGTCCCTGAAGGCGGTGAAACACCTGAAGCTGAAACACCTGAAACTCCTGAAGCGACTTAAAGATAAATAATATTATGTCAATTGTAAGCAAACAGGCACTATATGATTCATTTTCAGCAGGTCATACACCTTCTTCTAATGATTTTAAAAATTTAATTGATAGCACATATGGCTTTCCGCTAACTGCTATCAACTACACAACTGGTTTGACTATCAGCCAAGGTTCTACTGGATTGCCTGTTTTGATCAATGGAACGACTTATTATATTCCTTTGTTTAACACCACTACAACAACACCAACCACTGCTGACCAAACTGCATATACAAATACTGTAAGAATTACATATCCTAATGCTGTTTTGGCTGAAACATTTGGAAGCAGATGTGCTACTTACATTCAAACACTTTGTGGATATACTCCAGATGATGTTGTCACAGCAGCTTGTATTTGTTCTGATGATAAAAATGCACCTATTTTCCCGAACAATACATTTGGTCAATATCCACAATCTCTGCAACAATTCAGTGGTCCATTCTTTGCTGGAGGAATTGGTGGATATCCTTTCCCTGGAATCGTTGGTCTTTTTGCTTGGATGAGTCACGTAACAGAAACTGGTGCATTATTCATATATGTGCATCCTCACATTGGAATTACCAAGAGTGGTCAAGTTGGATTCATGAAACGCAGAGGTCAAGGTGGAAATCTAAGTCAAACATGTGGAGCTGTAAACGCTGCCCAAGCCCGAATCGTTGGTCCTTTGAGTGCAACAGCACCAACATTTCCAAGTGCAGAATTTACAGTTAATGATTATCAACAATATACACTCGTTAATGCACTTTGGAGCAATACTACAGTAAGAAATGCACTTACAGCAGCTTCTCCTGTTCAAGGCGGAACATATGCTCAAAGAATGAAGATAGCTACAGATGCAATTCTTAATGCTGCATTAAGTGCAGTTGAAACAATATTGCCAATTTCATATAATGCATTCTTCCAAGGTGAAAATAGTAAAGATGTTTTTGTGCATGCTGGCACATTCATCAATGTGGATGATGGATATAGCGCTTATGTGGACACGATTGCATTTAAAAAATACAATCCTGTAACACAAACATTTACAACTCTTACTAGTCCCTTTACAGCAGCTTTTGGATTATAATTTATGCCAACAAATATTGCCACAGCAGTAATCAATGCGATCACTGCAATTTTCGGTGCAATCAATAATGTATTTGGAGCAAAGAACACACCTGAAATGAAAGATCGTCAGGAAAAACAAAAAGAAGTGGATTATACAAGCAAGGCAGAACAAGCTGTAAAGGAGAAAGATGTTAAAAAGATTCGCGATATTCTCGCTGAGTAGTTTATTGATTGCAGGATGTACCACAGTTACACCTGATAAAATCAAAGACGAAGTATCCAGTTATGATGCCAGCACACCCACAGGGTATGATGTGCAGAATAGCGGTTTTATAGGGTTTACTGATGATGGTAAAGGTCTAATAACAGCGTTTGGTGTTTTAAGGTACAATACCCTTGTAAAAGCATATAAGGTCAAATTTAAAGGTTATAAGGGGGTAGAACTTAATGAAAATGACGGAATAACCGAATATGCAGATAAACTGGGAAATAAACTTTATATTATTGATCAACAGCATCTTGTTTATTATGCCATTCTTAACAGTTGGCGTAAAGAAGGTAAGCCTACCGATAGCATTGTGGATAAGGTAATAGACAAAGTTAATTAATATATAAAGATTAAATAATAATAATGAAAAATTTTAAGGATTTATTTACAAAATATCTCACTGAACAACCTGCTCCGGCGGCACCTCCCACAGAAAAGCCTGATGTTAAGCCAGATACAGAAAAACCTAGCACAGAACCAAAATCACCACCTCGTCGTAATCCATTGGAACCTCGTCCTGGTTTTCAACCTCGTCCAAAAGGATTGGTTCCTAAAGGAAGTGAAGAAGAGGAAGAAGCTGAAGAAAATAAACGCAATTCGGACGTTAATTTGTTTTTTAAATATCGCCAAAATCTATCTCGCAAATGAAAAACTTCCGGGAAGCAATTGAAACTGGGGAACATGAAGACCTGATTCACCCAGAAAAAAGAAAACAACTGGAAGCAGGAACTGAAGAAATACTTGGTGCGCTTCCTGAAAAAGCACAGGATTATTATGAACTTATAGTTTCTGAAGCTTATCAAAAATTGTTGTCTCGTATTCAGCATTACACAAAAGCACCTTTGACACAGAGGAATTTTCCCAAGCTAGTTTCCAATGTTTTCGGAGCTTTCAATAAAATCAGTGAGATTGAAAGTGCAAACAAAGCCAAATTGGAAAAATTAGCAGTTCAAGTTGTTTTGGATCTTCCAGAATTTGAATATGTAAAAAAATTAGTGGAAAGTAATCGTCTCAAGATTGTTGCCAAGCTGGGAACACCTGATCTTAAAAATGCAGT